CGCAGTTTGAATGCAATTCTACGCAACGCTCAAGCAGAAGGTTATGTTGATAAAGATGTAACTCCTACCATGCGTGACGGAAGACTCGTCATCCCTGTTGCACCGGGATTAAAACGGAAAATCAAGGGAATTGTACACGATGAATCATCCACTGGCAAAACAGTTTTCATAGAACCGGCCGAAGTAGTGGAAGCAAACAATAGAATACGGGAATTGGAAGGAGAAGAACGCCGGGAAATCATCCGTATCCTGACAGATTTCTCTATCATAGTCCGTCCACAGGTCCCCGCCATCCTCCAGTCATACGAGTTTTTGGCAGAAATTGATTTTATCCGTGCCAAAGCCCATTTTTCAATTCAGACGAACGCCACCAAACCATCATTGGAAGACAAACAGATTTTGGATTGGACCATGGCCATACACCCACTATTACAACTCTCGCTGGCCAAGCATAATAAAAAGGTTGTTCCTCTAGATATAGAACTAACTCAAAATCAACGTATCCTAATTATATCCGGACCGAATGCCGGAGGTAAATCCGTTTGTCTGAAGACTGTGGGATTACTACAATATATGTTACAATGTGGTATGCCGGTTCCGATGCATGAACGTAGCCATGCCGGATTATTCGGCAGTATCTTTATAGACATAGGTGACGAACAAAGTATCGAAGACGATCTGAGTACCTACTCCTCACACCTTACCAACATGAAAACAATGATGAAAAGCTGTAACGAACGCAGCCTTATCCTCATTGATGAATTCGGCGGAGGTACAGAACCACAAATTGGAGGAGCTATAGCTGAAGCTGTGTTGAAACGTTTCAATGAAAAGGGCACATTCGGCGTTATCACCACTCATTATCAAAATTTGAAACATTTTGCCGAAGATCACGAAGGAGTGGTTAATGGTGCCATGTTATATGACAGGCATTTAATGCAAGCTTTATTCCAATTACAAATAGGAAATCCGGGAAGTTCATTTGCAGTAGAAATAGCTAGGAAAATAGGTTTACCGGAAGAAGTAATAGCCGACGCATCCGAAATTGTAGGGAGTGAATATATCAATGCTGATAAATATCTACAAGATATCGTACGTGACAAACGTTATTGGGAAACCAAGCGTCAGAACATCCGCAAACGAGAAAAACAGATGGAAGAGACCATCGCCAAATACGAAGAAGAACTACAGGAACTGGAGAAAAGTCGTAAAGAGATTTTGCGAAAGGCCAAAGAAGATGCGGAAAAATTGATACAGGAATCAAATGCCCGAATTGAAAATACCATCCGTATCATCAAGGAAGCACAAGCCGACAAAGAACGTACACAATCGGCACGTCAGGAACTGACTGATTTTAAAAATCAGATAGAAGATATCGAGAAAAAGAACAAGGAAGATGAAATCATCCGGAAAATGGAAAAACTCCGTGAAAAACAAGAGCGGAAAAAAAACAAAAAGGATAAAGCCAAGACGGAATCTTCCCAACTGTCAATACCCAAAGAACAGCCTATCACTGTAGGTAGCACTGTAAAGATCAAAGGTCAATCCAGTGTCGGAGAAGTACTAGGAATTAATGGCAAAAATGCAATAGTTATGTTCGGAATGATAAAAACCAATGTAAAACTGGATAAGCTGGAACGTAGCACACCAATACAGCCCACCCAGAAAACAATGGTAAAAAGTACCTTCGTCAGCAGTGAAACACAAGATCGGGTATATGAAAAGAAACTAAATTTCAAACAAGATATTGATGTACGCGGTATGCGTGGCGATGAAGCGATACAGGCAGTAACTTATTTTATCGATGATGCCATACTATTGGGAATAGACCGTGTACGTATCCTTCACGGAACAGGTACAGGCATACTGCGCACCCTGATTCGCAGCTATTTGGGAAGTGTTCCAGGAGTAGCACACTATCAAGACGAACACGTACAATTTGGTGGGGCAGGTATTACTGTAGTAGACTTAAAATAAACACATAGCGGATTTGCAAATTTGAGCAAAGCGTAGCGAATTAGCTGAAATAGCGTTCGTTACGCTATATTTTTCTCTTGGCGAAAAGCCAAAGAAAACCACGATACAGCCAAACGGTGCAGAAGTTCAGTTACCACCTCATTACCCCCGTAACGGGTACGGATTTCTTGCTAAATGGTTCTTTTTCTGCGATTTGCGTAATTCTACATAGCTGTCGGTAACTCACTATAAACTAATTTTGTAACCCAAAAAAGGAGTGAGTTATGCGAAGTACATTCAAGGTCTTATTTTACGTGAAGAAAGGCAGCGAGAAGCCCAACGGCAACCTGCCTTTGATGTGCCGCCTTACGGTGGACGGAGAGATTAAACAGTTCAGTTGCAAGATGGACGTTCCCCTGCGGTTGTGGGACGTGAAGAACAACCGTGCTTCGGGCAAGAGCGTCGAAGCGCAGAGAATCAACCTCGCGGTGGATAAAATCCGTGTGGAGGTAAACCGACGCTATCAAGAACTGATGCAGACGGACGGGTATGTTACCGCCGCCAAGCTCAAAGACGCCTATCTCGGTATCGGCGTCAAGCAGGAAACCTTGCTGAAACTGTTCGAGCAGCACAACGCCGAGTTCGCCAAGAAAGTCGGGCACAGCAGGGCGCAGGGGACATTCCGACGCTATCAGACGGTTTGCAGCCATATTCGGGAATTTCTGCCCCATACCTACAAGCGTGAGGATATTCCGCTAAAGGAACTCAACCTCACATTCATCAACGACTTCGAGTATTTCCTGCGCACGAAGAAGAAATGCCGCACCAATACCGTGTGGGGCTACATGATCGTGCTGAAACACATCGTTTCCATAGCGAGGAACGACGGGCGTCTGCCGTTCAATCCCTTTGCAGGGTACATCAACTCGCCCGAAAGCGTCAATAGAGGCTACCTTACCCAAAAGGAGATACAGACGCTCATGGACGCACTGATGAAGAACACCTACCATGAACTTGTACGGGACTTGTTCGTCTTTTCTGTTTTCACGGGTTTGGCGTACTCGGACGTAAAGAACCTCACCGCCGACCGCCTGCAAACATTCTTCGACGGCAACCTATGGATCATCACCCGACGGAAGAAAACCAACACCGAATCGAATATCCGTCTTTTGGACGTTCCCAAACGCATCATCGAGAAGTATAGGGGACTGACAAAGGACGGTTGTGTGTTTCCCGTTCCGAGCAACGGCAGTTATAACAAGATACTCAAAGAGATAGGCAAACAATGCGACTTCAAGGTGCGGCTGACCTATCATGTAGCCCGACACACGAACGCCACGACCGTACTTCTGTCGCACGGCGTACCCATCGAAACCGTGAGCCGCCTATTGGGGCACACGAACATCAAAACCACCCCAATTTACGCCAAAATCACCGTCCAGAAGATAAGCCAAGACATGGAAACCTTATCGTACAAGCTGGAGGAGATGGAGAAGAACATCTGCCGAGCCATTTAGTCACCTTAAAACAGCATACCGATGAAAGAAGAAAGGAACATCATCACGATAGATGAATACGGCAATATCTCCCTGCCGACCGACATAGGCGCAACCGCCATGACCGAGTGGGAAATCTGCGAACTGTTCGGGATTGTCGCCCCGACGGTTCGGGCAAGTATAAAGGCACTCTGCAAGAGCGGAGTTTTGAGATAGGAGCAGCATAGAGGTTTACGACCTCGAAACGATAGCCGTCCTCGCTTTCCGTATCGAATCGTTCGGGGCGACGAAAGTCCGCAAAGTGTTGTTGGAGAGAATAACGCACCGGCGAAAAGAGAAAACGACGGTTATCGTATCTGTCGTTGCCGACACCGAGCCGAGCCGCCGATGGATGGCGTAACGGTCTGTCGGTCGGGGTATCAGTCCGTCATACATTCATACGGTCATACCGTCGCACGGACGGAAAGGGGCTGTTTCCCGACCGAAAGGGGGAAATAATAAGGTGGGGTTATACGGGTAAGCAGGCGGCAGGGAGAGCTACCGCCGAAAGACCGCCGACACGCCGCAGGGTATTTACGGAGAAAATACCGTAGCTTATTAGGGAATTTTCCGAGCCGCAATACTCCGTATCGCTGAAAATTCCCCAATAAGGCAAGGGGATAAAACTGTAATTCCTTCATTACATTAAAGTACAATAAAAAGTGCTGTTCATAAACGGCTAATGTGCGGTATTTTTGCTAATTTTACATCGAATATGAAGAATGAAAAGCAAAAGAGATATAAACACTATATGAAAACAAAGTGATTAATCTTACAGAATTAAATAATTGAAAATAACATCTTTACATAAGATGATTGAAGAGAAGAACTATTACGGAAACCTTTGTACAGAGATGTACGAAATCTTGCATGCAGAAGCACCGCAAGACGAATTGAATTTTTATCTTTCTTATGCTGAAAAAGGAAAAAAGATTTTAGAACCTTTATGCGGCAGTGGACGTTTTCTTGTTCCATTCGTGGAAAGAGGGCTTGATATAAGTGGCATAGACTTATCCAATGAAATGTTACAAAAGTTAAAACAGAAATTGCCTGAGGCAAAAGTCGTTCAAGCTGATATTATAAAATATTCTCCAAGAGAGAAGTTTGATTATATATTTATCAGCTCGGGCTCTGTGTCATTATTTACCGATACTGATTTGTGTAAACAAATCTTGTGCAGAATAAAAGAATGGTTGTCTCCAATGGGTAAGTTTGTATTTGCTGTTGATACAATCGCCAATAGATGTACAGATGACAATGATTATGCGATTGCGGTTTCTGTAAAGACAAAGGAGAATTTTGAACTGGTGTTAAAGTCGAAGAACCATTACGATGAACAAAGTCAGACCCAGCTCTCTCCCGGAATTTATGAAATGTATAGTGATACGAAATTGATTCAAAGCGAATTTATGGATTTCCAGACGCACCTTTATAAGTATGGTGAAATGGAAGAATATTTGAAAGAAGTCGGGTTTACTCAAGTCAAAACTTATTCTTCTTTTGACAAGGAAATAGCCATTAACGATCGATGTGAAATGTTTTTATTTGAATGCAGCTTATAATATGAATACCCCCACAATAAAAACTGACAGATTGATTCTAAGGAAATTTCTGGAAAACGATATAGAGGCTCTTTTCCTTATTTTGAAAGACAAAGAAGTCAATAAGTTCCTTCCTTGGTATTCTCTAAAAGATATCGAAGAAACCAAAAAATTCTATGCGGAAAGGTATGCAGCCAAATATGAACAACCTCAAGCATACGCTTATGCCATTTGTCTGAAAGACGACAATTTTCCAATAGGATATGTTAAAGTTGATATGGAAGAGCACCATGATTTTGGTTATGGGCTCCGTAAAGAATTTTGGCACAGAGGTATCGCTTCGGAGGCTGGCAAGGCTGTTGTCGAACAAGTAAAGAAAGATGGATTACCGTACATTACTGCCACACATGACAGGAACAATCCAAGAAGCGGTAATGTAATGCAGGCTTGCGGTATGAAATACTGCTACACGTATGAGGAATTGTGGCAACCTAAGAATTTTTTGGTCGCATTCAGAATGTATCAACTGAACTTTACAAAAGGGCAGGATTGGATATACCAAAAATATTGGGAGGAACATCCTAACCATTTTATTGAAGAGTTGTAACCCTATTGGATAGTGGGTTATTTTTGCTATATTAGTTATGATTATTTTGATTGCTGGTGACACGCATACGGGAAAAACCTTGCTTGCACAAAGACTGTTGGAGAAATACAAATATCCCTATCTGTCAATAGACCATCTGAAAATGGGACTTATTAGGAGCGGGCAGTGTGGTCTTTCCGCTGATAGCAGTGATGCAGAACTGACGGAATATCTGTGGCCGATTGTTCGGGAAATGATAAAGACCTGTATTGAAAATTCTCAGAACCAGATTGTGGAGGGCTGCTATATTCCGTTTGGTTGGGAAAAAGATTTCTCCCTTGAAGATTTGCGACAAATCAAGTATATCTGTTTAATATTCAGTAAAAAATATATAGAAACTCATTTGGATGATATTCTTCGATTTGAAAAAGTAATAGAGAAACGATTGTCTTCTGATGTAATCTTAGACGAGATAATAAAAACAAACGAGTATAACTTGGAACAATGTGTGTTACGACACTATAACCATATTCTGATTGATGATACTTATCAAATTGACATTGAATGCATATAGTTTTTTGATTGGAACATTGTAGTTTTGAATATTTGTTCTAACTTTGCATTTAGAAGGGTTTATTTGACAGCATAGCAACGCAAAACGCTGAAATTCGCACAGTTGCCAAATCGTTACCTCTATTTCTCAAATAATTCGCTAAAAGTTTATTCTTCAATCGGTTAAGTCAAACCGATAAAAATCTAAAATAATATTTTAATAGAATAAGAGGCTGTTTTTAATTAATTTTCTCTATATTCGCACTAAAATTAGAGAAAATT